ACCGCGTCCAACCCGGCGGACAAAATGACTCTTGGAATGAATTCAATGAACTAACTCTGAATGTGATGGCGAATCGCATCCGTTACGATAAATGTAAAAAAACAATGGCGGCCACCGACGGAGTTCTTGTCGAAATGTTTAATACAGAAAAACAGTATTATAAAGAAAGAATCATCGCAATGACAAGGGGGTTATTTGACGAGCAATGTGAAAATGATGAAATGAATCGGGCGCACCAAGAGTATCTGAAGGCGTGTATTGAGTATTTGAAGTGGAATGATATTACAGATATGGTGGAAGAAGATACGCGAAGTGAAGTGCGGGATGTATTGAAGCCGGAATTACAAACAGCCGCGACATCACGTTCAGTATCACCGTGTGTTATTGCTGCTCCGGCACGGTCGTCGTCGCCATCACCCGAACCCGAAGAACCAATAGCGTCGTCGTGTGCGTCTGCGTCTGCGTCTGCGTCTGCGTCTGCGTCTGTCCTCTCATTTGCCAATAAAATGTGTATACGTAAGAAATCAATGGACGATTTTATCGTGATTCGACCATCGGAAGAAAATAGCGATGAAAAAATACAAGCGCGACTGCCGAAAATTCGCGATTATCATAATGAAATATTGAAACGCGCAACATTAGTCACGCGACACGACAGCGGTGGCGATGGTGAAACAGCTGAGTTATAATATATTCAGGATGGCATCAGCAGCGGATGCTGTATATCTGTTTTGTGTAAACGCCGTGGCGGCGGCGGCGGCGGCGGTGGTGGCAGGCACGGGCGTATACCAGAAATTGCGCGAAGGAATCAAGAGGAACGCTTTGAATCCATTGGTAGTCTCGTTGGATGTGGTGTCGTAGAGGACCCGTTCTAGGTCATAAAACGACGCATCCGCATTGTATACATCATTGTCGCCGACAATTCCAATTACATCGTCTTTGAGGTAGTAGTCATATTCAACCGAAGGAAGAACGACCGTCATAATGTAGTTAAGGGCTGATTCACGGAGATAGGTCGCATACTTCATCTGAATCGTGTTCTTTGGTAAAGGCAAATTTGCCGTCGGCGCGTGTTCTTCCCTTGCCGAAGTAACATCTTCAGCATAGATATTCGAGACAATCGCGTGAACAGTATACATCCGCGTAGTCTTGTCGTAAATCACATAAGCGGATTTGTAATGGACGGTTTGGTCCAAACTGTAGATATCCATCCGATATATATAATTTTGAATTGGCGTCATTGGGTTGATACACTGATGACCATAATCGGGGTCGAATGAGGGCGGCGACACCACCACCTTCACGGGCGCTTCTTCCGGCGCTTCTTCCGGCGCTTCTTCCGGAATGTTTTGAAATGACACTATAATATTCGCGGCATCTGACATCGTAATGCCGCCATAGTCCTCGCGGTCCTCGTAGTCCTCGGCAATTCTTACTGCCTTTCTTTTCGGAGTATATACCTTATAACTTCTAACAGAAGCCTCACACAATGAGGGTGTATGAAATACGCCGCTGCTCCTGCTGCTCCGGCTGCTTGTGCTAGCGCGTGGTGTTCCGGCGGCGGTAGCGAGAGCGGTATAATACGAGCGAGTTCTGACAACCATTTGAGCAAATGAAACGAATGAAACGAATGAAACGAATGAACGATGCCTTCAATCAAACGCATTCGTTTCATTTCAATTTTTTATGACATAATAGTATAGGTTTAGTATTAGAAAAGAATGGAAAAATTCAAGTCTGTAAGTTGTGCACCAAGAGACGAGACAGACCCCGACATCAATGAAACAAACGATTTCTCGTGTTACTCTTCCAAATCTCTCGACAAACTGAAAATGCTTTGGAATAAACGCCACCCCGACCAGAAAATCGAGGAAACTGACCCGCGCGCGATATGGACTGCTCTTAAAAACAATATGAACCGTGTGTGTCATCAGGAGGCGTGTTGGCTCCGCCAAAGTTTCGCATCCGCCGGGATGGACCGAGAGATGGAGCAATATACATTTGCGCCGCAAGCCCCGAAAGAATGGAAAAAGAATATCCACGAGTGGCTCTCCAGTATTGATATTGCCAACGCACTGAAGCAATACGAGCACGCGATTCCGTCGTTCCTCTTCATCGGTCCATCTCCCGTGGATTTTGATGAAGTCCTGGAAGACGGACAATGTGTCTGGAACGAATTGTGTAAGTTCGATATTATGAAACACGTGCGAAATGGAAAACCGAAAATCGGGATTGTTTTTAATACTGACCCACACGATAAACCAGGAGAGCATTGGGTGTCATTGTTTATTGATGTCCGGGCGAAGGTGATTTTCTTCTTCGATAGCACGGGTGACCCACCCCAGCGCAGGATACGCACATTTATGAAGATGGTGCGTGAGCAAGGACACGCAAACGGCATTGAATTCAAGGAGTATATCAATGACATTCATCATCAGAAAAACAATACGGAGTGTGGTGTGTATTCCATCTTTATGATTATTCATATGCTACTTGGCAAAATGACGGTTGACGATTTCCTGGATAAGAAGAAGAAACTGACGGACAAGTATATGCAGCGGTTTCGACGGAAGTTCTTCAATGTGGATGAGAAGGTGCCGACGCCGAATGTGGAGTTCTAGGGCGTTGGCCCAGGCGCTGGCCCGCCTACCAGCCTCCACCCGCCCTGACGGGCGGGCTTTACCATAAATTATATAAACCCACATTATCATTGTTTATATAATGTCATCTCTCGTATCCCAAGAAAACAAGGAACTTCTCTGGTCGTTATTGGCCGAGGAAGGGCTCTTCGACGGCATCCCCGAAAATGTAACTCCCGAAGAAATCAAACACGTGTTCGAGAGAATCCTCAAAAATCTCTCGGCGACCATCCCGTCGCTTCACGCCGCCAAGCTGAAAGAACTACATCAAGCAAAGCGCCACGCCATCGCCGAAGAGGACTACGACGCCGCGAAGAAACTCCGCGCCACTATCGACGAAATGGAGGCGCCACTCGCGCGATTAGAGAAACTGGAGGCACGCAAGGTCCTCGCAATCCAGGCGGAGGATTATGAAGCCGCCAAGCAAATTAAAATGGAGATAGACCGGATTCGTGCCGCATCATTTTCTCTCAAAGAACTGAATAAGATTGCGATTGAATCTCTCGCCGTGAATATTCCAAAACTCGCGAGAGATATCAGCGCCATTAAATCGGGGGGTCGTGGCGGCGGATTTCCATCGGCGTCGGCGTCGGCGTCGGCGTCGGTGCACCTTCCGGCCATAAAAGAAATCTATAACGCGGAGGACTTCCAATATCAAAAGCGCCAGGAAGTTGAAATGAAGATGCGAGAGAAAGAGGCGGAGATGCGGTCGTATTTTGAAGTTCCACGCCCACCTGAAATTGATTTCTCCGATATTCCGAGAGACGCACAGCCGGTGATGCGACTGAAAGCGGCGGCCGATGCGCGGGGGCGGCGGCGGCAGGACGGTGACGGTCACGGTGACGACGACGGCGACGGCGACAGCCCCCTCGCAGCGGACGGTGATGATATGGAAAAACTAATCGCCGAGAGAATTGCGGCACGTCAACGAGATATGGACGAAATCACCGAGAGAATAAAAGCATCGATGCCGCCGCCATCGCAGCAGCCGCAGCAGCCACTGGCTGAATATAACCCAAATGACCTACTAACACCTAGTGTGATACATCCTAATACTGCTACGACAAGACCACCCACCGCATTACAAAGTATGGATACGCGCAAGGCACATGAAGATATGCGGAAGGTACCTGAAGATATGCGGAAGGTCCGATTTCAAGAGGATACGGTCTTTATGAAACTAAAAAGGAAGCCGATGATGGATGAATAAAAATGTTATAATCATATTATTAATATTAATCATATTTTAATAATATATACTACTAATACTTATGTCGAAGGCGGCTTCCTCTGAAAAAAGAATTGTATCCGCATTTATCGCATTACACGGAGGTATTCAAGTGAATATTGCGGATTATCATCAACCAACACATACATTTTTATTTGAACTTGTTTGTAATAAAATACCCGGAAGGTATAATTTATATGCGCCTGATAATTTAGGAAGATTTTATACAGTAACTGACCCGAATACAGCTGATTATATTTCTAAAAAAATAGAAGAATGGAAAAGCTTGTCAAAGGCTTCGGGTAAGGCGTCCCCGCGTTCACGTTCAGCGTCCCCGCGTTCACGTTCAGCGACCTTTTCTGAATTCATCGCGGGCGACTTAACACATTTTGAACAAAAGGATAGTGAAGCCCTATTCAAAAATATTGATGATATTTATGAAGATTCACATAAATACGACAAAGGAAAGACGCCGAAAGATACAAAGGAAGACATTAGTTATTTACATACGTCAGCATTAATAAAGAATGAAGTAAAATGGAAGAAACACGAATACTATATTACTGGAAAGCAATACATCGTATCGGATGATAAACGTCCTCCAGAGGCAAAGATAGACATTGGTAAAGAAATTATAGTGGTTATTGAAACAATTCATAGCGATGGAACGCGTTCAATGAAAAATCATAGGTTGAAATTAAAAAGTCTTCCAACCTTTTTCGGTATGTCTGGTATTGAGGAGGTAGCCAGTTGTTTAATAAGTGAATATTCACTAGACCCTACGGATGAAATCAATTTGTTTGATTTTACGTGTTCCGGTATAACATTTCCAAAAAAACTTTATGGGTTAGGTCAATATAATATGAATCTGTTATCTTCGAATCGTAATAAAGATGGTTCTGCCACACTCACTTTTGGAACAATATCAAAAAAGAGGTCATTTGAAGACGCGTTTCCCGATGACGATGATAATGATGATGGTTCGCCTAGTGCCGGCGACTCTGCCTCTTCAATGAAAGTTCATACGCCAGGTACAAAGCGTTCGTCATTGTCCAGTCCCGCTGGTGATAAATCTCCTTATTCTCCAACAGTGTCGGGGGGTCCAACAATAGAAATTAAGGTTCCGGAAGGGTTGGTCTCATATGTTAGTTTTACAGGACACAGACAGGGTGGTGGTCGCGTAAGACGCAAATATACACGCCGTAAGCAGTATACTAGAAAAACTCGACCCTAGACTGTTCTATCGCCCCCGTCTTGGGGTCCGCCGGTATTATCGTGCGCCGCCCCCTCTCCACTAAATTTCCCATCTTATATAGTTCCATGTCATAAATGATATGCGTGTCGGGGTCTTCCGCATATTCTTTTCCAGACACTACCAATTTACGCAATCGAATCTTTTTCTCGCTTTCGTTCAATTTCCGAGTCTTATCATCCACCTCTCCCGCAATATTGGGCTGGTATGCGAGTTTTTCTTCATCCGCCCCCACACCAAACGAGTAGCAGTTTAGACGCTCCTTCGCACCCGCATTCGCGTGAATCATACAATCAAACGACGACTCCTTCACAGCCGTCAATATTTGGCGTGTAATGCGTTCCTTGATATTGGATATCTCGTAAAGCGACTGGTCGGTGCTCATCGGCGTCGTCCCGTCCGTCTTGCTCTTGTCTTGCATCCGAATATTCAGCGACTCGTCATTATCCGACGCCATTTGACGCGCGGTAAATCGCATAATATACAGAAACACATCCACTGTTCGCAATTCTTCCGGTAAGTCAATATGGCTACAAATACGACGAGCGCGGCCAATAATCTGTTCCGTGCGAACCGGATGCCAGTAAGGCTCTGTGATATGAACATAACGCACATTACGCAAGTTGATACCCTCTGCGCCTGACGCAGTAATCATCAGAATCTTAATCACCTCTCCAAACATATTATTCGTAAAACGTGTCGAAAGTTGTTCGACGATAGTCTTGGGTACATTCTTCCATTTGCTATTGAAGATATTACGGATGATTTCCTTCTCCTCCGCCGTTTCTGTGCCCGTATACAGCGCGAAACAGGGGCGTTCTTGTTCTTCCGGCGTCATATCAATGGTCCAGTCTCCTGTAGACGACTGTTTGATTTTGAATTGAGAGAAGCCATTTGCTTCCAATATGAGTTTAATAATACCAATACCTTCTAATGTGCGAAATTGGCTATAGACAAGGTGGAGACCAACGTGTTGTTTATCCAGGATATTGTGTAATAAATGGAGGAATTTGGGGCTATACGTTGCGAGTTCTTCTGGAACGAGGAAACTGCCTGCGCTTACTTTAAGGTCGCGAATCGCTTTCGTAATCGCGGCTTGGTATTGCGCGACATATTCCTTTTTGCCCGCACCCGCACCCGCCTCTGCGCCTTTCCCCTTCTTTCCCGCCATTACTGCTGCGACTGCGTCGGAATGCTCGCCAGTGATGACCATCTCGGCATCATCGTCGCTGTCCTCGCCTCCACCGGCGTCGCCATCCAACATATTTTCATCCATTGCCGAACTCTCGCCTGCGCCTGCTTCTGCGCCAGATGCCGCCGTCCCCACCTTTGGTTTACGTCCACGCTTCTTCGCCCCAACACCGACGCCGCCGCCACCCGGTTCCATTGTGCGCGCGATTCGTGCGGCCAACATTTCCGCTGTTTCGTGAGCATCACCGGTTACTCCCGCATCTGGCATTTTCCCGAGCGCCGCGGATTTATCCAATTCAGTCATTGCGGTACCATCATCGCCTGGCAGAGGTCGGCGAATCGATGGCGGAAACACGAAATTACAGAATGCGCGTGAGAAAATACGATATGTGGATGAAACATCGTCGTAGATACCCTCGCCTTCGCCGCTACCGCTACCGCTCTTCTTACCCGCCGCCGCAGCTGCGCCACGTTTCTTCGCCTTCTTTTTCATATCGGATTCCTGTTTGCGTTCCAGGTCGCGCACCCGCGAGTAAATCGCGAACTGATAATCGCTCATTTCAACTTCAACCAGATGAAAATTTGTTGCGGAGTCATACGTAGGGAGTAACTTCTCTTGGGCGCTGCGGAAATACGAAGTAAGACCCAGAATACGCCGAATGAAAAGGTCGCGATTCTTAAATTCTAATGTATTCGGGTCAATAAAATAGCCATTGAAGTCGTCCAATTTGTCCGGAAGTGCTGTAAATGGTTCTTGTTTATTCGTCGTTGCTGAAATCACAGATATTCCATTCTCTCGCAATTTCTGGACGATGGCGCGTTCAAATGCGGCGTCCGAGAGAAGACCGTTTTCAGTGCCAGTGGTGTCTACCACCGCAATACTTCCGGCATCCGCGCCTGCATCTGTGCCCGCCGTTGCCGCCGGGTCGCCCCGACGAATCACACCCCGGTATTTCGCGCCGACGGCATCATAATCACGGACAAACCCGAAAGGGTTCCTTGTAATCATCAGTTTCTTGGTGCGGGTATTGTAATCCATGTAATCAAATGAAAGGCCGATTCCCTTTGCGAAATCCGCAGACGACCCCTTGGCCACCGCCGCCATACCTCCCTTTCCGCGTCCCGCAGGCGCCACTGTGCCGGTGAGACCAAATATCGTCTTAAATGTGTCTAGTGTCAAGCGACCTGGGCCCGGGCCCGCGGCTCCGGCTCCTGCCCCGCCTTCGCCCGCTTTTACCGCGACTCCGGCTCCGGCTCCGCCTTCGCCTATCGTGAATACCCAATTATCAATATTGCCACGTAAGATATTAAACAAGACGGCGATTTCGTTAGGGTAATTAATAATGGGCGTTCCCGTCAATAATACGACCTTCGCGTTCTGGGCTGACAACAAAAAGTTGTATAAGCGAAACGCCATTGATGTCGCGCGTTTGAGTTTATTTACGATACGACTCACAAAGTTGTGCGCCTCGTCAATAATAACAACCGAATTATCAAACGGATTGCGCGTATAACCGTCCGTCATACTTTTCAATTTTTCGGCACGAAGACCGTTATAATTAATGAAGTCGTATTTGGTATTTATCATTTCGTCTATTTGGCGG